TTTCTTCTTCTTTTTCTTTTTCTATAATAGGGGGTATGGGGGAAATTTCTTTTTCGTTTTCATTCTTTTTTTCTTTTGTTCCATTTGTTCCATTTGTTCCACCTTGTTCCATTTGTTGGAACACTTGGGACATTTGTTCCGTTTGTTCCGATTTTGGAACACTTGTTCCATTAGTGTACTGATTGCCTTTGTGTATTCTACCTGCATCGCTTCGCTTCTTGCGAATCTCCACTTCTCTCTCGACATCCTTATCGAGGGTTGCTTTCGCAAAGTTGAACGCAAGCCGTGCCATTGGTTTGAGGTTCGGTTCGTTCCCTGTTGTGGCGTACTCTATTACGGCCTCATAGAACTCCAACCTCATCTCCGCAGACATTCCGCTTACCGCGTCTCTCCACTCTTTGCGAAACTCAAACGAATCTTTCATAGTCTCTTAACAATAAACTTATACACAAGGTGTCGCCTTCAGGATATAGTTCGCCCACTTTGACAAACCTTTGGTCTTGCTGTGAGTGCCATATACCATCTCTGTCTCTATATCCCAACCCTCTTTCTTGAGTGTGCAGATAATTGCCCCAAGCCTTGTTATTCCGTACTTATAGTTGGCTTCAGGCATAGAGAAGCAACCGAACTCCAGTAAATGGCTCAACACGATTTTCTTTTGTGTTAGCCTGTTATCGCTATCATCAATAACGATGCTGTTCTTTGTCTCTTCCATAACTTTAATTGTTAATTAGTAAATCCATCCTTTGTTTTTCTCTACTTCACTTATCATCCATGCAACGGCCTCCTGCTCGTGTGGCTCGGGTATATATACTCTTGCCACCTGCGATGCCCAATTCCTGAAGCGTGTGATTGACAATGTCATTTCAGCCTTATCTAATTCAGCAGAACTTCTCAGGTACTTTACCTGACCGAGCAACTTATCATCCTTCGTCCGCACGAACAGGTCGGCATTGCATGTCTTCTTATAGTACTCTCGCTTCACCCACTCAACGGACGGCTCGCCCAGCTTAACAGCGAGGTACTGAATGGCAACGTGTAAATAGCTGTTCTGGTTCAGGCTGCGCTTCACCTTCTTCTCTGTCATGTCAACTATGCAGCCTTTGCTGATGAGAGCCTCAAGCCTGAGCCTAATGCTCTGCACGTCGAGTGGGTTAGCGAGATTGTACGTCATAGTTTAGCTTGTCAATTACTCAATAATTACTTAATAATTACTCATCAAAACAGGTCGCCTTGTTGTGGCTGTCCGAAGCTCTGCTGCGGTTGGAAACTCTGTTGCCCTCCGAAGCTGTTTACCTGTTGTCTGTTGTCAGTTGTCTGTTGCCTGCTGGATAAGCCTATCACCTCCGTCACACGCACCTCTGTGAATCGCTTCGTGATTCCCTGTGAATCCCTGTACTCATTAGTGTAGGTCTTGCCCTCGCAAAAGATTCTGTCGCCCTTGTGCATGTACTGGCTAACGAACTCTGCCTTGCCACCTTTCGCCACGCAGTTAAACCACTCCGTATGGTCGGGTATCTGCTTGCCTGTTGACGTGGTAAAACCTTTCTCTGTCACCGCTACGGTGAACTTCACTTCTTTACTCCCATCAGGGAAAGTAACTACTTCGGGGTCTTTTCCAAGATTGCCGATAATCAATTGTTTGTTGTACATAATTAGAATGATTAGTTAGATAGATTTAGTAAGTTGTTTTAATAATTTCTTTGCGGTAACTCCGATTTCTCTTTCTTCTGACCACATATTATAGTCATTCGCAAGACGCTGCGCACTCTCTCTGTCAGTCGTTAGTGGGTATTCACTCATATAACACCCCTTGCCATACCATGATAGAATGGCACTTGAAACGTGTCCGTAAGCGATGACTTCTTTAATCCTGTCACCTTCTTTAATGGCGAGTTTGATTGTTGCAAGTGTGCCTTTCTTCCTGATTTCTGCAACAGTAAACCAATCCTCAAAATCAACGCCATAATTCCACAATAAGTAAACATGGTCACCAATCTTCAGGTCTTTTACTCTTTTCATATCTTATCTCAATGTAAGTTTAAGTGTTGGTTTAGTCTCGCTCTGCTTCATATACTTGCCGTACAACTCCGCATTCTCTTCTTTGAACTTCTTCGAGTCAAAACTCTCCCTGCTCGTTGGAGCTACATAGGTAATCAAGATGTTGCCTGTATCGAAACTCTTGTCGCCATGCTCCTGCATCTTCGCAAGCACGTCTGCCTTCAAGGTCTCATACTCGTCGGTGAGTTCCTTTATCTTCTTGCCGAGTGCGTACAGGGTGGCTTCATTCTCACTGATATAGTCAGGGAAGAATGGCTTGTTCTCGAATGGCTCGTCGTTCAGGTCTGCTGCAATGAGTGCTTCTATCTCCGCGTCGCTTCTACGATTAACCTCTATCACCTGCGCGATGTCGCCACGAAGCCAAATGCCGAGAAGCCTGCGCACCTTCACGTCTGGATTGTTCTTCTCAAGGAAATATGCGCAGATGCTCAACTGCCAACTCACACTCTCTCTGTCAAGTTTGCTTGTGGTCTTGAAATCGGCAATGTCAACCACGCCATCCTCCACGTCATAGATGCAGTCGATGTTGGTAGCATAGTGCTTCATGTCGCTTACGGTGTGCTCGCTCGCCAAGTATACAAGACCGTTCTCCTTCGCCAGTTTCAGGTAGTTCTTGCCTTCCTGCGTTGCAGGTGCTACGCCAAGACTCTCTGCCAGTTCGATGTCTGCATGTACGTTGCTGCCATACTCTGCTGCCTTGCGAAGCACCTCTTCGGGAATGGCTGCGTACTTATCAGGGAAGAGCCGGTCGATAAGTGTAGATGTAATGCCCCTGTATACCTCGCCTGTCTCTGTGTTCGTGTATGTGTGCGTCTCTTGGTCGAACACAACTGGTATGCTGTTCAATGTCGTTGCCATAGTCTTCAAGTTTATTGGTTATTGTATTCCGAGTGCTTTCTTTCTCGCAGTTCCTGCTGCAAGGAAATCTGTGTTTGTTCTCAGTTGAGGATACCTCGCACAGATATTACGCAAGTCGTTAGCAGTCTGCGCTTGCGCGAGTTCGTCCTTCGCCAACGTCAGTAACTCTGCAATTGACAACTCTTCTGCAGGAGCATCGGCAGGAGCAGCCTTCTTTGTAACCTTAGCCTTTGGCTTCTCTGTGAACTCCTTGTTGGTGTTCAGTGCGTCTGCATCTGCCGTGTCATCAATGGCAAACAAGCCGTTCAAGGCATACTTCCTTGCATAGCTGCTCGCTGTGCCTGTGATTTGACTGCCGTCCATACCCTTCTTCTCTTCTTCCTCGCGAGCAAGTGCGCTTGTAGACGCCACATCGCCTTTGGTGTTTGCCAATGTTGCGGTGGCCTTGACATAGAACCTGCTGCCAATCAGCAAAATCTCATCCGACAACGTAAGTGTGCAACCTGTATCTGCAAGCAGAGGCTTAACGGCAGCGAGAATGTCCTCGCAACTGCGGTACTTGTACTTCCCGAAAGAATTGTACTGAGTTTTATGCGCCACCAATCGCGTTTGAATTGTGTTTAACTCTTTCATTTTACTTTAACTTTTTGGTTAATAAATATGTGTTATCTCTCTTTGTCCCACCGCAGGAGTCGAACCTGCCCGACACGCGCACACCGCTGTGTGCTAAGCACATGTCAAAACGTAGATAGATTTCCCCAAGATTAAACCAAAGTTGTATCATGTCGTCTCCAAGAGTGGGTGTTGTCTATTCCAAATTCTTCCAGTCCATCAATACGTCTCTGTCAAACATCAGCCTTGCCTGCTTACCTTTTCCTCGCTTCACTGCGCAGTACTTGTCCTTCTTATGGCGAAGATAGTCAGGTGTTACGTCAAGCAGTTCCGCAGCCTCATTCGTGGTCAGCCACTTGCCACGAGGGTTTAGGTCTTTCTTGAGCATCTTGCAGACAGCCCTGCTGACATCGTTAAGGAACTGTTTGTACGTTACATTCATATCACTGAACTGCATCATAGCTGTTGTCGTTATTGTCGAATGAACGATAAATCATAATGTCACAACTTATCAATGCGCAGGCAATTACCTTTGCCAAGAATGTGTGGAACAAGGTGTCGCCCTCTGCAATGAGCAGGATAAATGCGGATATGCCAATAACCAGCATTACCACGTTCTTCGTAAAATCCAAATGTCTCATATCTATACTTCTTAATGGTTAATAATCAAGCTGCCTGCAATACTGCCCATGCCTCCTTCTCGAACTCGCTATCTACATCGAAGCACTCCTCGTCCCATCCGTGATTGCTCACGAAGGCAGTGAGAATAAGGTCGGCATTCCTGCCTGTCTCGTTGAAGCCATTGTTGTCGGCTTCCCTGTAGCCTTCCGTGTACAAGTGACCTTGTGCCTCAATGGTCAGGCTGTCGTTAATCTCTACGAAGATGTCAAAATCGGTATCACCATAGCGCAACTGCTCACTAATAGCGTTCAATACCATATCCTTCTCCTCCTGAGAAAGAGTAATCGTCATGTCTGTGCGTCTAATTGTCTTCATAACTTTATATGTTAAATGATTAAAAATAAACTACGTCTGCCTTGATGCCGCCATACAATTCCATCGCTTCCTTGCGGATGACTCCTGCCTGCTCGGAATTGCTCCGATAACCAAGCGCATTGTACACGGCTGCGCGTGTAACTCCGTGCGATTTTGCAATCTGTAGTATGCAATTCGTAGGAACTTTGATAATTTTTTTCTTCTGTATCATTGTTGTTTCGTTTATTGTTCTTAACTTTGTCTTCGCTCTCGCTCTCTTTACGAGAAAACAACGAGAAAATTGATTTGACACTGCAAAGTTACGAAAAAACTTCAACATACACCAAATAAAAAACAACGAAAATTCAACGAATAAGACAGATAGAACACATAATAAGACATTTGGAACACATTAACCTCAACATAACATCAACATGGCAAAACAATTTTATCCCATAGACACTGAGATGATAGAACGCATCAAATGTGTGATGCAAGAGGAGAATGTAAGGATGACTTCTTTTGCAGATAATCTTGGATTCGACAAGGGTAGTTTGTCTAAGATACTTAACGCCAAAAGTCCTTGCCCGAACTCCTTATTGGAGTCTATTGCTCACGTATATAATATAAGGTATAAGTGGCTGCTCACAGGTGAAGGCTCAATGCGAGAAGAAGAAAAACCACGAATCTCCACGACGCAGGGAGTGCCATACTACAACGTGGACTTCACTCTCGGCTTCGACATTATGGAGAACGACCAGACGAGAAACCCCGACTACCTTATAGACTTCCCTCTCTATAATCGTTGCACATGTTGGGTAAACGCACATGGAGATAGCATGTCGCCAACCATCTCGTCGGGCGACATGGTGGCTCTCCAACAACTTGAGGACTTCCGTTATCTAATAAGTGGGGAGATATACGCCATCGTCACCAAGAACGGACTGCGGACAATCAAGCGAGTAAACGACAAAGGCAAAAACATCCAACTCATCCCCGACAACAAGGACTACTCCGAGCAGCAAATCCCGAAGGAGGAACTAATGGCAGTCTTCTCCGTCAAAGCCTGCGTCAAAGCCTACTAAAATGTAGTACCAATGTTTTACCAAAACGAACATACCACACCTAACTAACTGAGGAACAAGCATATACTAACACCCAAAAAATCCCAGTCTCTCCGCTGGATAGAGTAGGAAGGGTGTTTCACACTTCCTATTCTTTTGCCCTTTTTGCAAGGGATTTGACAACGTAACCAACTGAAACTCCACAAGTTGAAGGGATTTGAACCCTGCAAAACTATGTATGATATAATATGTTTTAATATGATATAATATGTTCAAAAAGTTTTACCAAAAATGGCACTTGGTAAAACTAAATATCCTAATTCGGTAAAACAATAGGTACTCGGGAGGGAGGGGATTCCAACCCACGATACCTGACATTTAACTATATAACTATGGCACAATTACCCGTTCTAAAATTCATCTTCGACAGACGCAAACGAGCATCTGCTACTAAAGAAGGCAGCATTGAGTTACAAATTACCTTTCATCGTAAGGCAAAGTTCATGGCTTCGGGCATTCACGTCCTGCCCCGAGAGTGGAAGAATGGCCAAGTGATAGGCAGAAGCGATGCACTTCACCTTAACTCTTCCTTGTCCGTCCTGATGGGAAATGCTCGCAGGGTGGTCAACGAACTTCTTGAAGCAGGCGACCTTGACCTTGACGAGATTCCAAAGCGTATGAAGGCCAAACAAGAACCGAAGCCTGTGGACAAAGATGCCTTTATTAATTATTGTAATGAACGCGCGTGCGTGCGTATGTATGGGAAGACGAAAGACTCTCAGGAGCGATACAACCGCTTCATGCGCTTCTTCCAAGCATGGGGAGGCATCAAGTCCTTCGATGATATTACGGAGGCCAATATTATCGAAATGGACATGGTGCTTGCCGGGAAGAACTTGAAGGACAACAGCAAATGGAACAACTACCACAGATTTCTTAACTCGTTCATCATGGATGCCGTGGACGAAGGGCTCATCCGTCGCAACCCCTACAAGCACGTCCGCATCAATCGGGACAAGGAAAGCCGCAGTCTATGGAAGCACCTAACCATTGAGGAGTTTCACAAGATAGAGAAGGTCAAGCTGCCTACAGAATGTCTGCGGCAAGTGCGTGACGTGTTCGTGTTTCAAGTCTATACCTGCCTCTCATACGTTGACCTTGCAGCATTCGACTTCACCAAGATTAAGAAGGTAAAAGGTCGCTCTGTATATAGCGGCACACGCGGCAAGACAGGGCAGGAGTTTTCCTTCATGCTTATGAAGCCTGCCCAAGACATCTTGAACAAGTACGATGGCAAGTTGCCCATCATCTCCAACGTCAAGTACAATGCTTACTTGAAAGCTCTTGCACAACACGCAGGCATCGACAAGGAACTGACATCACATTGGGCAAGACATACTGGCGCAACCCTACTCCTCAATATGGGTGTCGACATGGAGGTAGTGGCAAAGGTGCTTGGGCATTCGTCCACGAAGATAACAAGAGAGGTCTATGCCAAATTGCTTGACTCTACCATCTACGAAGCGATGAAGAATGTTGAGAGGAAAATGAAAGGGGATTGACAGGGGACAAAATCCCCCGTTTATCCCCTGTTTATCCCCATATATATAACAAAATTAAATAACTTGTTATCACTTTTTTGTTATTAGTTTTTGTTATCACTTTTGTAAGCGAGCTATTGTAATTCGCTTACGCACTTTCATAAGACATTGAATGTCAGTGCGTAAGAAGTATCGTTTTGCTTACAGGAATGCTTACATAAATGATAACAGAAATGATAACAGAGTGGGTTGTGGGGACATGGTGACAATGGGAAAAATCAAAATCCCATTTTCCCCATTTATAAAACAAAGTCAATAGGGATTCGTCAAGTAAATAGGGATTCATGGCAATAATCCCTATTCTTGTTTTACGATTTAACACAATCGCATAATCGCATCGGGGACAATGGGGACAATGGGGAAAATAAGAATCCCATTATCCCATTCGCAAAACAAAATAAATACACTCATTGTTTTATGTTTTACGATTTACCACAATTGTATAATCGCAAAGTAATATAAAGAAAGACCCCCAAACCCTTCCCTTCGGAACAATCCGACGCGGTATTTAGGAGTCTTGTATCACCCGACCACGAGGATACATTTGAGACTGTTATTCCCCTGCTGTAAGCAGAGGCCTATCCCCGTACAACATACGCGAGTGAGCTACGTACCACGTAACCGTTCAGTTGCAAAGGAATGCGCTGTTTTGCTGGCACAGCGCACGAAGCCTCTGTAGGCTCTTACTATAAGTAAAAGCAGCCACCCGATTGTCCAGCTTGAATGTCTGCTATGCAAGCAAGTAATTCGCGCCCTCTGACTACCGATGCAAACGGCTCGGGTGGCAGAGTTATATATATTAAATTAGAAAGGATGCAACTTCCTCGTCAGCCTTCCACTACGTCTGTTCTTGACACGTCGTATCTCGGTTTCAAGCGCCTCCACTCTTGCAGCCCACGATGCCGCAATATCAGGCTTGGTTATGCTGAACCAATCTGCAAGGACTGCGCACACCATGAGTTCGTGTATAAGTTTCTCTAAGAGCGTCACGGTAGTCTCGGAAAAAGTGTCAGGCACTTTCATCCTCAAGACATACTCCTCCTCTTCTTCAAGCTCATTGTCTCGGCTGCTGTGCCCCTTCACTTCTCGCTTTGCATAGGGATATAGCAACTCTACACATTGAGCAAAGGTGAGGTCAAGCACCCTCGTCACCCTATCGACGTTTCCCTTTTCGCCAATGTCGGCTATCATGTGCTTGTCGTGAGCACTCTCTACCTTCGTTACGTCCCACTCAATGTAGGCGTAATTCTTGATGTCGTAAAGCAACTCGTTCCTTCCGAAGCGCAATACAACATCGTTATTGAAAATCGGGAAGCCTGTGCCCGAACATGTGCAATCAGTATTCATCTCTCTTTGGTCTCTTGCGGTGATATATCTTGTTCTCTATGTCCTTCATGTAACCATTAGCTTCTGCAGCATACTTGACTTCATCTTCAGGACTTGTTATCTTGTACCACTTGCTCGCTATCAGGTTAATGAAGAAATTCTGCAGGCTCTCCTCAATGCTGTCGTTGAGAATGACATCGTACAAGCTCGGCATCTCCATCTCTACTTCGTATGCAGTTGATTCGCCTATATCGTCATTGCTTATACATTTAGTGTAGTGCATTAGCTGTTCGGTTGCAGCAGAGCAGGCCGCTTTCCAGAACTGCTCCAGCATATCCTTGTCGCTGTCTGTTGCTCGCATTCGCTCAAACGCACCATCATCACCAGTCTTCCTGTGTCCTCCGTAGTGGGTAAGCCTCCTTACTTCCTTCAAGACGGCCTCCTTGCCTATAACGTATGTTACTCGCATAGTCAAAATCTTTTCATGTACAACTTAATACCTTGACCTACTATCCACAAGAATATGCCTATCAGCGCAATCGTTCCAAGCGTCATGCGCATGTTCTGCCACCAGTTCAGCTTCTTCTCTACCTTGACCTCAACCGGGTAAGGAACGCCTACGCTATCTACCTTGTGCTGATAGATGGTGTCGGTCTTAACCTTCTCTACGTACTTGGTGTGCCACCTCTCCTGATACAGATAGATGGTGTCGTCCTTCTGCTTCTCGCTGACATAGATGCTGTCGTGCAGCCAAATGCTGTCTCTCTGCTCCTTTGTGATGTAGGTTGTGTCGGTGCGAATTTCGGGAACAGTTACCACCACCGTCTTGGTCTTGCACGATGCCAGTGCTACAATTGCCGCCAACAGGCATGCCATCTTCTTTATTGCATCCATAGTTTTGCTTCCTCCTCTCTTCTTTTAGTTAGTCCAGCAAGCACCTTGCCGCCTGCCTTGTTCCATTTACCAAACTCTGCAGCGATGTCCTCGTCCTTTGCGCCTGCCACTATCTTCTTCTTTAATGTGCTCGAGTTAAAGTTGCCGATGCCCAAGTTGAAGATGAACGACACGAGCGCATCGAACTGCCCTTGCCTAAAGTTAATCTTCAAGGCGTTCAAGGCCTTCTCTGTTGGCGCGATGTCCTCTTGCAGCAACTTGTCTGCTATCTCCTGTGTGATAGTCATGCCCATCTTAACACCTTTTATATGCCCATAGCCTATTGTTGGTATGCCTGCAGGACACTTGTAGGCCTTCAGTTGGCAACCCTCGTACTTCTTGATGAGTGCCAAGCCTGCGTTAGATATTGTCATCAGTTTCATCTTCCTTCTTCTTCTTTTTGCTGTTATAGTCTATGCGCAACACGTCCTCTACGTCGCATTCCTCAATGTGCAACTTGCTTGCTATCTCACCAGTCAACGCCTTCTTCATTAACTTCAGGAATGGCATGTACGGGAATAGGATAAGCATACTCGCGCAGCAACTCCAGAACTCCACGAGGACGATTGCTGCGCCAACAAGCGAGCCTGTGATGACGCTGTCTGTCACCTTGTCCAACCCAACAAAGACACTCAACGCGCAGCCGTAGACTGCAAGTTTGGCTATCGTCAATCTCGCCAACTCACTCAATGTGAACTTGCCTTGCTTCACGCTGACTGCTATCCCCCATACGGCATCCATCAGGGTAACGAACACTGCCAAGCCAACAATGAACCCATGACCCGAGAAATAGTCAAGCAGGAAAAGAGCTATCAGGTAGCACCATCCGCACAGCGTCTGTAGGATTTCGCCCAACTTCGCTACCGCCTTCCATGCGTAATGTCCGAGTGTCTCAATCATAGGTCAAAGTATTTGCGGATAGCAAACTTGCCGTCCTTATCCTTTAACTTGTCAATAGCCAGATTGTAGATTATCTCCATCAATTGGCTTTCGTCCTTCACGTACTTGGATAGCGTGTCACCACTATCACTTGATATCATAGCTATCGTTGTAAGCAATGCGCACTCGTTGTAGCATGGTGCTTCTTCTGTTGCAGTACCTGATGCAGCAAGCGCACGCTTCATCTGCTCAATCGTCCACTTCGGGGAAGGCTGCATTTCCATGATGATGTCCTCTGCCTCTTTCTTGGTCAGGTAATTCTTGTAGTTGATTGCTTCCAACTTCTCTATTAACTCATCTGCGTAGGCAGGAGAGTGATTGACTACGTACTGCATGGCTTCACGCATTACCTTGCCGAACAACTCCATGTCCTTAATGTCGGACGAGTCGGACATCTTCGTGTACAACTCGTCAAATTTCTTGATATGCTCGTTCTTCATTTTCCTAATTTCGCTAATATCTTGTCCAACTTGTCGGCAAGTTCCTTCTGTACTGCCTCTATCTTCGTAAATCGCTCCTCCGTCTGCTGCTTCTCCTTGTAGGAGGTGTCCAATTGCGCTATGAGTGACTTGCACGACTTCAACTGCTCCTTCTTCTTCGGCAGTCCCTTCTCGGCTTCCGTTATGTAACTCTCCACACTCTGCTCTGTCTGGCGCAACTCGTTCACGATGGCATCCTTGCTCGTGGCTACAAGTGCTACACCGCCCAACTTGTCGGTGGTGAAGGCCGGTGCTGTGATGTCTACGGCATCCGTGTATGTCTTTCCGTCTATGCTATAGGTCACATCTACCACGTTCCTGATAATAGGCATCTGTGTTGGCAGTTGCCCGTTTGGCATCTTCGGCATCGGTGGCACGTCCACTCTCTGTTGGCCAACGCTCACGACGCTGCCTTCGTAATACTTCAATTCCTCGCCCTTGCTCAACGCATATACGAATGCGCCTGCGGTCAAATCCTTAAATAAGTTTCCCATATCCTCCGAATTTTAATTCCCCGATAGGGGCGCAGGGGACACCCCTACCACCCCATCGGAGGAAATTGTTTAACCTGCGGTTGTAGCTGTTGCTGTCTTAGCCACGTTTGCGTTGGCAAGAAGAGCGAGCACCTCGTTCTGTATCTTCGTCACGTCGGCCTGCACAGGAGCAATCATAGCTGCCGTGCCTGCGTTTTGACGGAGAAGGTCAAGCTCTGTCTGCAAACGTGTCTTCTCGGCCACTACATCCTGATAGCGGCTGTTCTCCCATGCCTGACGGAAGGAAGCAACCTCTGCGCGGACAAGTCCACTCTCGGCTCGCATCGTAGTCTGCAAGTCATTGGTTTGGTTGATGGTTTGAATTTGGTTTTGATAACCCTGCTCTAACGTCTGCTTCTGTGCCTGACAGCAGCAATCCTTCAGGGCATTCAAAGCGGTTGCGTTACCAGCAATTGCTTCACGAAGCCACTGATTGTTGTTGTTGTCGTTAATCTGCGCTTGTAGGCTGTTCAGCTTGTTCTGCGTGTCAATGTCAAGTGCGGTGTTTACACCATTGTTGCCGTAGCCGAAGCCTCCGCCACCGAATAATGCCAGCATGACAAGATACATCCACGGATTGTTGTTCATCATGGCCATTGCATTCAATGCGCCATTGTCATTCGTTGGTACTGTAAGAATCTTTTCTTCCATAAACCCTCCTTTTTTTCTTTATTAATAGATGTTTTTGCTCTCGAATAGACGCATGGCTGCATCTATTTGCCACAAAAATACGTTGTTCTAAGCAGGTCTCACTTTTATTTTTCACACTTGTGAAATAAGAATTGCGCTCACCTTTTTCTCGCTTTCTTAGTCCCAAAGTTCCATTTCGACAGAAAAACTTGTCTCGGTTCACCGAGACAAAAACTTTTTTTCGTAACTTTGTCCGCAGATAGTTCATTTCCCCACTAACTTTTCGGAAACAAAACAGGACAAGGTATGCCTTGCCCTGAGAAATCGTATATAACATTAACTATATAACTATGACTATAAAAGAGTATAACATCAGGAAGCCTATCGTTGAAAAGATTAACGATATAGATGAAATCCTTAAATCTATTGGCTACGAAATTGGCGATGAGAACTTAGTAATGGTCGGTATAGGAATAGTCAAGTCTCATGTTTTCTCTAGTTACCCAGATTATCACATAGTCAATGATAAAGTCCTGACTGACCGCTTTAAGCAACTCCTATTAGAACGAAAACAAGAACTTATAAATGAGTTTGAGAAATGAAAGAGATACTTGAATTAGCAGGAAAGGCTTTTCCGTATGCTGTTATTATTATTGTCTTAATGGCGATATTTACAAAGCTCTCTATTTTAGAAGAGAAGATGGGTATCTATCACTCTCACTATCTGGATTATGATAGGACTTTGATTGAATGCATTAATCGTAGAGATAGCGTTGTAATACGCTATATCGAAGCACTCTATGAAAACAATGTTGTAGCACAGAAAGTATATGTGGTGGACACACTGGAACACGTTGAAACTATTTACCGATATGAACAAACAAGTAGAACAAATTAAAGCCGAGATTGAAAGGCTTTATAGTATATCATTAGATAGAGCAAATATTACAAATAATAGTTATTGGGAAGGTAAAGCGGATGCTTATCGTAATGTGCTTATTTCTTTTGAAGAACCTATCAAAGTGACTATTGGAGAACCTAAAGAGGCAGAAGGTGTACTTGGTGAAATGATTAAAGACTTCAATCCACAAGAGGATTTAGGCATTTCAAGTGAGAAGTATGCTGAGATAGTTAATGAATGTGTGCATGGAAAAGAAGAGCCTGTAAGTGAGGACTTGGAACAAGCAGCAGTAGAAGCCTTTAAGCATATTGTTGATTCTGACAAGAATAATTTCTATGAAATCTTCAAGGCAGGTGCTAATTGGCAGAAAGAGCAGATGATGAAAGGTGCTGTGGATGGCGAAGTCGGCTACTGGAATATAACAGGTCTATCTATTAATATGAAACTGCCTAAGTGTATTGAAGATGGTGACAAAGTTAAAGTAATAATTGTAAAGGAGGAATAACTATGAACTATAACCACGACATGATGCATTGCTCCCAACACACTTGCAGTAAGAAAGACACTTGTTACAGGTATTGGTTAGGGCAAGAGGTTAAGAACAGAGATTATTTGTTTGCATCCTTCTTTCATCCTGAAGAACCTATCGAGGAAGGATGTGAGTATTATATTAAAAATGATTAGTTATGAAAGAATTTATTGAAATTCCATTTGGTGCTAAAGATAGCGAACTTGGAGGTTGGGAATACAATATTCCAGAAGGTTACACGGCAAGCATTGAAAATGGAAAGATTGTAGTTAAGAAAGAAGAGAGCGAGGATGAGAAGATAAGGAAATGGTTGTTAGAATCCTTCAAGTATCAGCAGAGAGAATCACGCACTGATAAAGAATGGCTTAATGGAATAAAATTATCGGATGTGGTTGCTTGGCTTAAAAAGCAAAGTGAGCAAAACCCCACTGATAAGGTTGAACCAAAGTTTAAGATTGAAAAAGATAAATGGTATGTATGTATAAAAGACCTACTCGATAATTATGCAAACAAAGCATTTTATAAAGGTGATACATACTTATCTACACAGGACGGAAGTTTAATGCCGTCTAATAGCAATGTTCCCTTTGAAGTAGTTTGTCCTGATACATATTTCAGAGATTGGACTATCAAAGATGCAAAGGATGGTGATGTCTTAGATGCAAATGGTGCTCCTTTTATATATAAAAGGCACGATAAAGATTATGTATATTTCTACTGCGGTGTTAATTTGGCGGATGATTTTATAGAGGCAAATGGGATAGACACTTGGAATAATAACAACAAAGTATATCCAGCAGCCAAAGAACAACGTGACTTTTTATTCCAAAAGATGAAGGAAGCAGGATATGAATGGGATGCAGATAAAAAAGAACTAAAGAAGATTGAACAAAAGTCCCAACGTAAGATTTCAGCAGAAGCGAAAGAGGCATTGTATGGTAAGCCTGCTTGGAGTGAAGATGATGAAATTGAATTTAATCACATTCTTAAAACATTAACATCTGTTGCAAAAGAACAAGAGATTAAAGGTTACAATAATTTAATTAGTAGTATTAATTGGCTCAAATCCCTCAAAGAAAGATACACTTGGAGGCCAAGTGAAGAACAGATACAGGCTCTTGATGGAGTTTACAAAACTCATGGTGCTAATGGTGTTTGTCGTAGAATTATATTTAATCTATTGGAACAACTTAAAAAGTTATAATTATGAAGAAGAAATTATATGAATTATGGTGCGCTCTAATACATAAATGCCCCAAATGTGGAGAATATCTTTCATGTAATGACAATTGGGTTGGTTATGGTTTATGGTATTGTCCTAATTGCGATGGTATTTGTGAATAAACAGAAAGGAGAATAGTTATGGCATACCACAATGAAGACATTGCAGCTTGCGATAATGATAGATGCCCGAAAAGGCTCACATGTTTGAGGTGGCAGCTTGGAACGAACAAAGACACTTATCAAACCTATTTGGATGGCAGTGTGTGTGACGGAGAATTTTATGTAGAAATTACAACACAGAAAGGAAAATAGTTATGTTTGGGTATTACTATAAAGCAGGAAAGTCGTTGGAAGATATAAAACTTTGGGAAGCAACCAAAGGCAATCCACAAGAGGATATAAATGTTGAGTCTCTTTTGAGACAAAACAACTATTGGAACATCGGAACTTTTATTGACCTTGCAAAAGAAATGCAGAAAGTTCTTAAAGCAGATTATTCTTTCCCAATTATTCTTGACGAAGAAAATGAATTAGTTGATGGCGCACATAGATTGGTTCATGCCTATATAGATGGGAAGACACATATTAAAGGTGTTATTATAAAGGATGACCAATGGCCTGAACCTGATTATGACGAAAGAAAAGCAAATCAAACTTATATGAAAGGAGAATAAGTTATGATAAGAGAAGAAGAAATTAAACAAGCATCAGAAAAGTACTATAACGAAGTAAAGTATTTAAGTGATTTATCTGCATTTCCTATAGCTGCTTTCAAAGCAGGTGCTGAATGGGCAGACAAAACAATGCTTGACAAAGTTTACGACTTTATTATAGCCAATGTTTATAAGTATGGTAAAGTAAAATTTGTTGATAACGGAGCAACCTTCGATTTTAGAATGAACACATTTCTTAATGACCTTAAACAAGCAATGGAGGAATAGTTATGACACCACAAGAAAAACTTACTAAACTTAGACAACTTGCAGATGCTATGTATAAAGCAGCACAAATGATGTCAACTGATGCTTCAAGACTACATAAAGCAATGCAAGATTACAGACAATTTGTTATTAGTGAACTTAAAGAAGGAGAATTATGAAAGTTAAGCATGAACTAATATCTTATTCTGTATTAGGAGTAGTATCGTCTTATTATATTCGCAAAATTAAAGAACACTGGTGGAATAAATGGAAAATTGTTATGGATGGTAGTCATCCACAAATGTATGATAAAGTTAATGGACAATTTATTGCAAGATTTTAAGAAGACTAAATTATGACACGACAAGAATATAATAGAGAAGCATCTTCTCAAGCAACTTGTAATTGGGTTGAAGTAAGAAATAAAGCGGCTATTGCCGCTATGCAAGGAATATTATCTAATGCAGGACTTGTTGATGGGCAATATGATGAAGGAAACAGAGTAATTATTACCATTAGTCCCCTTGTAGGAGAGGAGCAGTATTGTATTCCAAAACCTACTATAGAAGAATTAAAAGAGTATAATTTGAAGATAAATAAATAGAGGGAAACCTCACGGCCTCCCTCTATCACCCTTTTATTAACTTAAACACTATGCTTTTACTTTCTCATCTTTCGTATTGAGTTATTACAATAACTCTGTACTTAAATTTTATGCCCTTCCTTGTTTATAGTCGGCATCTGGTATTTGTGTACCCTCATTCTTATAGAAGTCGTTTGCTTGTTGAATGATATAGTTAAGCCACATTGTTACCCCCATCGTGATTGCATCTGCTGAACTCTTTGCCCCCCATCTATAATCGCTTAATTCAAGCGTAGAACTCTGCACACCGTATGTAATATAACAATAGTAACGGCATATTGCCATACTATCCCAATATCCGAGATATTGGTCGGCAACAGTTGCTCCATTCTTTGCATACTTTTCGCAGAGCCATCCGTTAGTTCTATATATAGTACGCACATTCTTTGCCCATCTTTGCAGATTACCATAGAAATCAAGGTAGGTGTCATTCGTTGTGGTGTGCATGTCAATCATAAAAGACACATTGCTCATTATTGTCGAATAATATGCCTTGATATTTTCAAGTTCAACGCAAGTATTAGTATCCCATGTTTGCAACTCCTTATTTGCATAAGTTTTATTGTTTTTGGGACTTTGCGAATATCCCCATACATTAACGCAAGGTATAACGATTATACGGACATTCTGTCTTAAGAAAATGAGGTCTTCATCGGTTTGATTTACATCATAAATCATTTGCATGATTCGTGCAAGGCAAGCTATTGCGTCAGGCTCTATTGCATGTATTCCAGCTTGTAGTACGATTGTTTGTTGATAATAGAATGGCTTAAAATCATACGCATACATCATAATCGTACCGCTTGCATCATATCCGAGTTCTGTCCTTGATATAATTGATGGGAATGCCGTGCGAAGAGGCTCATATATTTCGGATATTAACTCTGAATATCCATCTCCCGTATTCATAAATGAACCAGATGTCCCATCTGCTGCGGGCTGTTCTCCAAACGAATGGCAATTACTATATCTCTTCCCAACATCCACGTTATTTAACATTTCACAAGCGGCACTCTTCGTTTGTATTGTTCCGTACTTGTCAAATTGATACCTCCAAATTAGGGCGACAAATCCGTCTTCCTTCACTTCATATTTGAATGTTTTGGGCGTACCTCCATTTGCAGCCTCTCCATTCGTGAGAATCGTGTATGTTCCATTTGATTCCCTACAAAATCCCATCATGGCTGTGTCGCTGAACTCGCAAGATGTAAAAGTAATAATTTGACCTTTTTTTGATGGAATAACGATGTAACGAGATGATACGCTTTCATCAGGTGTTAAAGTTCCGTTAGGCAGCAACTGCCCTT